TCCTTATCGGTAAACCCGTAGCTCTTGGCATGGGCCCGCAGTTGCGCGGATTCAACTTTGGCTTTGTCGGGATCAGCCCAATCGGGCAGGGCGGTTTTGAGCTTGTCCTGTTCCGCGCGGACATAGGCATGGTAGCGTTTCATTTCGTCGGCCTGCGCTTCCTGCTCGACGCGGCGCTGCTCCGCTTTCAGCCTCTCGGTATGCGCCTTGGTCCGCTCCCACTCGGCCTTTTGCCGCAAGAACTCGGCGGGGTCCACCTTCGCGTGAAGGGCATCCCAGTCGGGTTCCCCCTGCAACTGCTCGATGGCTGAGACCAGTTGCTTCAAGCCATCCGCGTATTGCGTGCGTTCCGCCTGCACGGCCTGGGACTCGGCCTCAAACGTCCGGCGTTCCTCTGCCAAGGCCATCGTCTTGCGCTTGTAGTCTTCGTGCTTCTGGTATCCTGCCCGGAGTTCATCGAGGTCTACCTGGTGGGTTTCCCCATCCACGGTGACTTCGTAGGTCTGGGCAGAGTCCTCAGACGGCGGGGGCTCGGTGGCAGCGGGCTCGGAGGGAGTGGGCGCTGGGGGAGTCTCAGCCGGGGCGCCGGGCGTCGGCGCGGGCTCGGTCGCGGGGGCATCTGGGCGAGACTCGTCCGTCTCGGTGATGAGCCCGGCGATCTTTCCAACAGCTTCCCCAGCGGTGAGGGAACTCGTCGCGCTGGGTTCTGGCTTCGGCATGATACTACTCCTGTTCCGAAAGTGCAAGTTGACGATCCCGGATAGCCCGGAACTCGCGTTGAACGTCCTCGAACGATTGCCATTTTTGCCACAGCGCCTCGCGATCAGCGGAGGTACTGTTCCTCGCCTTGAACGCCTTGAGCGCCCGTTCCTCCATGCGCTCTTGGACTTCCGCCCACGCATCAGAGGCCAAGAACGCTTCGATGGCTTTGGCGCGGTGGAGAATCTGCTCGGGGCTCAGTTCAGCCATGTCTCCGCCATCGTGTAGGCGAGTACCAAGTCTTCATCCTCCAAGGCCATCCGCATGAACGTGCGGGTATCTTCTTCGGGGTCCGTGGGCGCATCGACGTAGCCCCGGAAGGCGATCCGGGGGCCTCGGACAGTGATGCCGAACGCCCCCTCGTGCAGGTCGTTGACCGTGAGGTCCAAGGGGACGTGCTGGCGTCTCGGGGGATAGCGATGCACCACCGCCCGCTTGCGGACGCCATGCGGTCTTCCCCCGACTGCCGGAGGCGCGCTGCTGGGCACCGTGCCGGTAAAGGCGATACTCGGGGTCGGGACGGTAATCGCAAACGTGCTGGTAATCGGGGGCGCGGTGACGGTCCCCGTGAAGGCGATGGCCGGTTGCCCGACGGTAATCGCGAACGTGCCGGTGACCGGCGGGGCGGTATTGGTCCCCGTGAAGGCGATTTGCGGCTGCGCGACCGTGATCCCAAACGTCCCCGTGACGTTCGTGGTCGCGAGGACTTGCGCGGCGGACCCGTTATACCAGAACGCGCCGGGGCCCGTCATTTAGCTAATCTGCCGAATGGAGGCATCGAAGGCCCGATCCGTCCCCGCGATCTTCTTGATGGTCATGTCCCACCCGTTCATTAAAATCAGCATCGGCGTGCAGAAAATCTCCGACTGCACCCCTTTCAGCGTGGCGAGAAAGACGAGCTTCGAGGTCCCGCCCGATTCCACCTTCTCGTAAATCCGAATCGCGTATTCCTCGGTCTTCGTCATGTTCGTCTGGTCATCGATCCAGAGCTGGAACACGCCGTCCGTCGTCTGACTCTGCGCCACGTCGTAGGTCGCGTTCCGGGGGATCGAGAGTTCCGTCGTCCCCGAGGGCGTGACGTTGTTCAGCGTGAAGGCTTCGGTAATCGCCATTAGGGCTGGCGCTCCAAGAGAAACGACCCCGTCGCGATCCAACGGTGGCCGGTCACGCAAGCAATGGCCCCGCTCATTTCCATGTGGATGTGTCCCCCCACCGCGCCGTTGCGCGCTCCTTCTTTGGGCTCCACCGTCGCGACGGAGAGCCCGAGGCCACAGATCGGACAGGTCAGGATGACGGTGCTCACAAAATCGACAAGTCGATGTGCAGCACTTGATCGACCTCGATGTTTTCCGCCGCCGCCGCGTCAATCACGGCATCCCGCACCCGCGTGCGCCAATTCGGGAGCACCGGGATAAACGTGGGCGACGACGCCTCGAACGTCAGGAAGATGTGGCCCGAGGACCCGGTGGTCACCGCCGCCGTGCCGGTGATTTTGTAGAGATTGTCCTCAATGTCGAGCGCGTAGCACTCCGTCACCATCGCTTTGGCCATACGTCCTCCTTAGCTGACGGCGTGGATGACGCCGTTATAGTTGCCGACATCGTTGACTCCACTGTTCGAGCACCGCATCACCAGGCGCGTCCCGGATGGCACATCCGCAAACGCGGGAAACGTGTTCCACGGCCCGTCCATGCGTTCATCCGCCGTCATGTGGTACACGAACGACTGCCCAATTTCGAGTTCGGTCGCCGCGCCGGTCCCGATATCCACGAAATACGCGAGCGTATTGAGCGTCGTGTCGGTGCCCGCTTGGAAGCTCGGATAGAACGCGAAATGGTTTTCGCTCGTCGAGGCGGTGATTTGCGTCCATGCCCCCTCCGCCGCCGAGGCCCCCGGCACGATGGTCGTCCCAAACGGCACGGTGCCCATGCCGTAGGTCGTGACCTTCCGGCCGACGCGAAACGGGGGCAGCGCATCCCCGCCGTAGACGTAAATGACGACGTTGTACGCCGTCGAGAGGCGTTTGCCCGCACCGCGCGCCCAGATTTGCGTGCCGTTCGGGATGTAGAGCGGGAAATGCCATTGCTTCGGCCCGATGGCGGTGCTCGTGAACCAGCCCGCAAACCCCATCAAGAGATCGGGGATGATGATTTCTTGCGTGGCCGCCCCCGTCGCGATATCCATCGCCCCTTGGGAATCGGCGGCGGCGCTCCCGTAGTTCAGGGCATAGATCGATATCCAGTAGACATCGAACGTCGTGGTGAGGAGCGAGACGTAACTGCCTTTGGTCGCCTCGGCAGCCCCGGTCGTGACGGCGGTCCCCGGCGTCGCGGCGCCGACGGTCCCGGCATTGTGCTGGACCCGGAGTGGGCCTTTCTGGGGAACCCAAAGGATGGAAGCCTCCTAGGCTGGGAAGGTGATGGTCCCCGCCGAGCACGCGACGTTGGCCCCGGCGGTGATGGACGTGGAGTTCAAAATCAAATCGGCGGCGGAGGTGCCCACAGACATATCGACCTTCCGCACGCCCGCCGAGGTCGTGAGCGTCGCCCACGTCGCGGTCCCCGTGGCGTCCGCCGAGGCATCCGCCGTGATGGCGTTCGCGGTCAGAACCCCGGCGGCGGCGGCCCCGAAGGCCGTGGCCGACAAGGGCAGTTCCGCGAGCTTCACCTGTGCCCCGAGGGCGGTGGCGACGTTCGTGGGCTGCGTCCCGTCGTAGATACGCAGGAAGCCCGAGGCGCCAATCGACGTGTCGATGGCGTCCAGAAAGGTGTTGCGGTCCGCTTCGAGGAAATGCGGGTTAGTCGCCATAGTGATCTTTCAGCACCGCTTTCAGGGCTTCGAGTTTCCGGGGATTCGCGCCGCTCGCTTCGAGTTCCGCGATCTCCCGCTCCAACTTCTCCTTGGAAGCCGGGGTCACCGTGCCTTGGAATCCCATTTACTCCCCCTCCGTAATTTCGACATCCATTTTGCGGCCATCACTCCGGGTCATCTTCATCCGCTTCTTTTTCGGCTTCGCATCCCCGTTGCCTTTGGCGGCAGCGATGCGTTCGCGGCTCGCCATTTCCTCGCGCTGGAGCTGCGCTTCGAGTTCGGCAATGGCCATGTCGGTCGGATACTTGGCCCGGAGTTCCGCCATCCGCAGGACGATGTCCGCTTCCGCCTTGTCGCGTTCGCGGTCATCGGTCAAGTGAATCGACTCCCGCTCCAAGGCCAATTCGGCTTCCTTCGTGGCGAGCTGGGCTTGCAAGTCGGCCATCTTCTGGGCGGCTTGTACTTGGTCGATCTGGAAATCCGCCTTTTGCTTTTCGAGCGCCGCCATCGACTTCTGCATCTCCGCTTGGGCCAAGACCATGTTCGGGTCGGGTTGCGGGGGAGCGGGGGGCGGTTGCCAGTCGAGCGGCACCGCCGAAAAGAACTTCGTGGTATCCCGGAAGCCCTGCAATTCGAGCAGGGTGGCGTAGGTGTGGCGGAGTTGCCCGATCCCACAGAGGGGATTCGTCGGCCCGAGGAGTTGCAGGATTTGTTCCTGTTTCGCGGCGGTGGCGACCAAGACGCCAAGTTTTTCTTGCGTCCCGAGGGCGACGTTCACCGACACGTCCATTTCGGCGTCCCACGCCTTGGGATCGACAGGGACGTATTGATTCCTGAGCCGCACAATCCGGGGCGTGGGGTTGTGCTCGACCAAGAGTTGCAAAAGCCCCTTGAACAACTGCTTCATGCCCGTCCCGGCGAAGACGCGGGCGATCAGTTCCAGTTGCTCGGAGGCGGCTTGCACCGTCGCCTTGACGCCGACTTCGGGCGTGGACTGCAAGGCATCGGGATCGAGGGTCGCGGGCATGGGGCCGACCCGTTGCTGCTTGACGCCATCCAAGACGCCGAGGAGGGGAATCAATTCCGCCCCAATGAACTCGTGCTTCAGTTCCATCAGCACGGTGCCAGGGGGTTGATAGGTGCGAATCCGCCGACTCGTCGCGGAGGACGACAGATCAGCGGCGTTGACCTCGCCTTCCTGATAGACTTCATCCGGGTCCACCGCTTTGGAGGCGGAATCGTTGATGGCGCGGAGGATCATGCTCTTGATCTTCTGCAAATCCCCCACGCGGTCCTTGAT